GAAGAATATAATGTGAATTTTGTAGATTACGCAGTTGTTTATTATAAAAATCGGAATCAAAATATATTTCAATCACTAATGAATTCAATTGCTAAATATACAAATTCTAATAATAAAAAAATAAATAACTTAATAACGTCGAATACATCTAACATATCTGAAGCAAGTAATGTTAATAAAATATTCACAGGTCCGGAAAGTATTTATATAACATTTTTACTTTCAAATTATTTTAGTATACCATGTGTAACATTAGGAGTTACTTATGACGAACAAAGTGATTTTAGTAACTCGAATAAAAAGTTAAAGAAAGTTTCAGATAAAATTATAAATACTATGTTTTCGTTATTTTAAAATAACACAAAGTGATGCAAAATAATATAAATACATTTTATAATTTATAGTATAAAATATAAAGTATAAAAGTACAAAGTATAAAAAACAAAATGAATAAAGAAGAACAACAAGTCAACCGAGTAGAACAAATGAAAAAAATTCAAAGTGAGGCGCTAGAGTTATTTACCAAAAAAAATATTGATTATGGTGACGCATTTGCAAAATACGGAGTTATCGGAGTTTTAATGAGGATAGAAGATAAACTACAGCGTTCTATGTCTATAACAAAAAATGGTGTAAACTTAATAAGCGACGAAGGGATTAGAGATACACTAATTGATTTACATAACTACGCCGCAATGGCGCTAATGTTATTAGATGAATAGTAGAATAGTCGAATAGTAGAATAGTCGAATAGTCGAATAGTCGACTAACCAGTTTTTGAAATATTACTACCACTTATTTTTATTCACCTTGATTTTCGGACCTTGACCTTTACGTTTAATATTTGCAGGGTCGTATTGTTCTTCCTCATCATCCGAGTGAATATCTTTCGACATTTCCCAGAATTCTTTCGCCCCCAGTTTAAACGGACCATGTGTCTGTGCCTTATACCAAAATATCTGGTCGTGTAACTTATTCGATTTCGCATTGTTATTAATTACTAAACATTCGTAGTTTTCAGTACACTGGTCCATCACCTGGCAAAAACTTTCAAATGTCGGAAACATACCAGCGTAATTCTCATAGATTCTTTTACGATTCCCAATATATGGCTCACGTAAAATAAAAACATAGTCAATATTGGTTCGCAAATTGGGCGGAATACCTAGAGGATACTGCATTGTAATTACCAGCATGATTTTCCAGTGACGACCGTTCATAAAAAGTAAACGCATCATGACATCTTTGGTCCACTTATTGTCGAAAAGACAGTCATCCAGTACCACAAATGTTCGCGGGTCAATTGTGCTTCTTTTATACGACTCTATCTCTTTTTTCATCTGTTTTAATACGGCTTTTTGGCGTTTTAAAATATTTTCAATAATCGCTGTATTATAAGCATCGTGAATAAATAACTTGGGAACATGCTCTCCGAAAAACCCGTTCCCTGCTTCTGTGCCGGATATAACAGTGCCGATAGGGATATCTTGATGATAATACATTAAGTCTTTTACTAAAAAACTTTTACCAGTATCACGACGTCCAATAAGAACAATGACGGGTCCTTTATTTTCGTCGGGTCTAAAACTAATTGACCTCATATCAAATTTTGCTAATTCTAAACCTACACTCATTGTTTGTATGTTTTATATATATTTACTTATTTATACTATATATTAAAAAATATATAATTTACAAACGCATATTTAGTATTTAGTTGCATATTTAGTATTTAGTTGCATATTTAGTATTTTTATTAGTTTAAAAAGTAATAAAAATATGTATTTAATTAATTAAGTAATCGACGATGGAGATTTGCGACGACCAGCCTATTTTTGGAGAAAGTACATTTTCTTTAAACTATAGAAAACTCAACAATCGTGATTTTTTTGCTTCTTTAGAAGAATCGGAACTTGGTATTGTAAATAGTAAAAACTATATGCCTATTTACGAGAATTATTTTAATTTAAATGAGACAAACTATAATTCCATCAACTTGAACCAGCGTTTTTATGTATCCGCTTTATCGGGCGTCGTTGATAAAAATAATATACAGGCTGCTGTTGTGGATGCTTTTAAAAGCACTTCCGAATCTTTAACGATTCTTCATAAACCGATTTTTATTAAATTTTCTCCTTTGATTGATCCCGTTAAATATATGTTGGGAAAATATGAAAATTTAAATGTAAATGGCGATATTTTAGATATTCCGGTTCTATCGAAACTTGAGAGAAAGGGGCTATTAAAAGCAAATGATAAAAATAATGCAGCATATGTCGATGCTTTTTTTTCATATTTATCGAGTCAAGTTTTAAACTGTCACGACTTTATTCATGGTCTTAATTTCTATGGTTCTTTCAATGCTATTAAAAATGATTTTTATTATAATGTAATTGATGATATAGAATGTCTGGATAAAAATCCTTATTTTAATAAGAATAAGAATATTCTTTTTGAAATCGAAGATATTGAATTTTCCGATGACGATGGCGATGACGGTGGCGATGACGATGGCGATGATGACGAAGATAGTGGTCACTCAAACTACGCGCATAGACAAAAGAAAAATACAAGAAACAAAAAAGAAAAAATTACTATTGAGAAAAACGAAACGATAGACGAGTCAACTATAGTTGTTCATGATGAATTTGACAAAGTGAGCAATGAGTTGAATTCTATATTTAATACTTCTTCTGATAATATTGATAGTAAAGAATCCGAACCATCCGAACCATCCGAACCATCCGAACTACCATGCGACGAGGATTTATTAATATTGAAGTTAGATGATATAGTAGCCGATAATGCAAACATAATTGAAGAAGTAGATGGTATTGTATTAAACAAGGATTCTCATTTTGGTAATGATAGTGATAGCAACGACTCCTTCACATCCGGCTCATGTTCTTCGCGGTCATCTTATACAAGTGATGATGGCTCTGGAAGTGATTGTGAAATTGATGATATTATTTGTCTTGATGACACTGTAAGTGGTGGCAAGGATGGCAAGGATGGCAAGGGCAAGAAAGATGATAAAAAAAACTCCAAAAATCACTCTGACGCGTATTATAGCGAAGAAGGCAGTGCCAGCGAAAGCGGAGACAATAGCAACAGTGACGGCGAAGGAGAAGATGACGGCGACGATGACGGTGAAGAAGAAGATGACGGCGACGAGGATGAAGACGATTACGAAGATGATGAAACACTATGGGCAACAATTAAGAACTTCCCAGTGTCGGCGATTATGCTAGAGAAATGCGAAAATACGCTCGACTCTCTCATGATGCAAGAAAAGGAAATGACCGAGAATGAATGGAGGTCGGCACTTATGCAGGTTATTATGACGCTTATTACCTATCAAAAACTGTTCGGATTTACTCACAATGACCTACATACAAACAACATCATGTACATCTATACTGAAAAGGAATACATATATTATCATTACAATAAGAAATATTACCGCGTTCCTACATATAATCGCGTTTTCAAGATTATTGACTTTGGTCGCGCGATTTATAAATATAAGTCCAAAACCATATGTAGCGACAGTTTCAGTATGACCGGCGACGCAGCAACACAATATAACTGCGAACCCTATTTTAACGATAAGAAGCCTCGTTTAGAACCGAATTACAGTTTTGATTTGTGTCGTCTTGGGTGTTCTATATTTGATTATTTTATTGATGATATAAGTAATGTTGCGGCGATATGTAAAAAGGAGCCTTTGTCCAAGTTGATAGTGGAGTGGGTTACAGATGACCAGAATAGGAATATTTTGTATAAGGCGAATGGAGAGGAGCGTTATCCGGATTTTAAATTGTATAAGATGATTGCGCGAAGTGTGCATAACCATACACCGCAAGCGCAGTTGGCGAAACCGATTTTTGCCAGTTATGAGTTTCCTAAGAAAAAAGTTAAATCGTCACACAGAATACTAAATATCGATAAAATGCCATCTTATATGGAGTGATGTAAAATATTATTGTATCTATAAAATTATTATTGTACCTATAAAAGTATAATAATAATTTATCTAGTTATTTATCTAGTTATTTATCTAGTTATTTATCTAGTTATTTATTATTTTTTGCATGTTTTTTCTACCGGTAGACCATAGTCCAACCATCCGGCGACGGGAATTTCCTTTACAGGAGATAATCCGTACCCAAATTTAATTGAAACTACATCATAACCCAACAATTTTAATAGAGTCATTACTTGACTACTTGTGTGACCTACATAACATATTAAAAATATTGTCTTATTCTTTGGTATTTTTTTCAAATTTTTTTCATCTAATATATCTAACCAAAATATATTTTTAGCGCCTTTTATATGCATTTTTTTGTATTCACTTGGTGTTCTAATGTCTATTAAAAAGTAATCTTTTTTTTTTAAATAATAGTTATTATAAAAATCTAAAGGAGTTATGTAGTTCCAGTTATCTTTTGTATCATCTAAAAATTGTCTGAGGTCTTTTACATTTACAAAACTTGTCATGGTATATGATATATTATGTAAATATATTATGTAAATATA